GCGTCAATATACGCACGCGAGACGGCCTGCTCCTGCTCACGAAGTGCTGCAACAACAAGCCGTCTCTGTGCCATGGCCTTAACTTCCTGTGTAGTCCAGATACATCACGTCATCCGGACGCTTCACATTCACGCCTGCGATGCGGAACACGCCGGGCACTTCATAGCGCAGTGGACCATCTTGATACACTGGCAGGAAGCGGTGCGGCATGGGGATGTAGAGCTGAACAACAGACGGGTCGCGCTTGTACAGAATCACGCGAGCCTTGCTGCCAGACGCTGCGGTATCGAGGCCAGACACGGCACGGATGGTAATCGCCTTGCCGGTGATGCCGGTGATTACCGATGCGTTTTGCATTTGGTCAAGATAGCTCACGCCGTTCGCTAAAAACTTCGTGGCCAGCAGCGAGTACATCGCGGTCGGCAACAAAATTGTATCAGCGGTCGGCTTGTTGCCGCTTCCGGTTTCCAGCAGCTTGGCTGTCAACATAGCCATCAGCTTATCTGCATCAGACCAGTTTGCTGATGTTGCATCAGTCTTGGCTTTGTAGCTGCCAGACCCAAGATTGGTCAAGCCCTTGATGGTTTTTGTCGAGTCGCCGTTAAAAGCGATTACGTCAACAAATTCCTCATAGGCACGACGCGCCGCGATGGCTTTGTCGGCGGCTAAGTTGATGCCCATTGCCTGAGCGATGCCTAGCTCCTCGAAGCCGTAGCCGTAGCCAATGGCGGCGGTATGGACAGGCTTTACAGACTCCTTCATATCCAGGTCTGCGCGAGGCAAATCGTCGGCATTGCCGTTAATCCAGCCTGCACGACCCACCTTGGTGGAGCTTGCAAAAACGACGGCGGCGGCAAACGGATTGCCTTGTGTGGAGACGGGAATCAGCTCGCTGTACTGGCTGTTGTAATCCAGCTCAACGGCTTCTTTTTCGATGATTGAACTTTGCGCCCGTAGGTACGCCAAGTTGTCTGCGTCTGAAAATTTCATTTTTTATTCCTCTTAAAGCGTTGTAATTTCGGTGCCGAACAAACGCACTTTTGCCAAGCCTGCACCTGTCACGCCCTCAACTACCTTCGAGCCGTTGATGCTGAACTTGTAAGTGGTGGTGACGGCATCAGCCCAAGCGCCTGCGGCTGTATAACCAATCGCTGACCCTGCTGTCGCAGTTGCGGCTGTGGTCAGATAGATAGCGCCCTGTTGCATGATTCGCACGGATTCGCCCGCTGCCCACTCGCGCTTGGTGGACGTACCACAAGCGATGCCAAGAAAGGCAGTGGCAGTAGTGGCAGGCTTGCATTTGCCCTCGCCATCAAGCTGAACAGGATCGCCTGCTGCGATGGTGGCGGTTGCAGTGGCACTGATAAAAGTGGCGGGTGTCATGTCGGCTTGTGCGCCGGTGAAACCCTTGGCTAAATTAAGACTTGGCATGATTATTTGCTCCACGCTTTGGTTAATTTTTTCTCGTACGCATCGTTAAAATCCGACACGTTTTGAGTCTGTTTTTCTTGCTTCTTGCTGGCAGCAGCGTCAAGCAGCACATCAAAGCGAGCCTCGACGTATGCGTCAGACTTGTCTTTGAGTTTGTCGTCGCCGATAACCGCAGCAACAGCAGCACGACGGATGTCAGCAGGAGATTTCTTGCTGTAGTCCAAGTCTGCAATTTTCTTTGCGTCAGCAATAATTGCCACACGCTCAGCAATGGCGGCATCGAGCTTGTCAGCAGTCATTGAATTGCCTTTCAGCTTTTCAATCTCACCGTCTCTCTCTGCCAGCTCTTTGTCTTTGGCATCGGCGCTGGCTTGCGCCTCTTCCTTTGCGGTTTTGAGTTGTTCAGTCAATGCCTCGATTGCTTCAGCGGCTTGCTCGCTGACTTCAATCGTCACATCACCGAATTTGACTTTTTTAGTCATGGGGTTCACCTCGGTTTTTTGTGACTGGCCGTTTGTTTTTTGGCCGCCAGCGTCGCCAATTTTTGCACCACCCGCGCGGCCTTTTTCGACAAGCGCGATGTGGTTAATGCGGATATTTTTTTGGATTGCGTCATAATCTGCGTGGTCAACAAACTCAATGTCTGCCTCATAACCCATCGACAGCTCTCGCTTTCCTGCTTTGTAGTCCTCGATAGCTGCGGCATCCATCATGATGAGAGGGACGCGGATATAATCCCCATCTCGCATCACTTCTTCACCAATCGCGCCGATGGCATCGCGCTTCCACGTCTCTGCGGTAACAGGCTCGCTCGGGTGGTCGTTTGTCATGGGTTTGCCGGAATAGCTGGACAATGAATCTTTTGCAAAGACTTCGCTTTCTGGGCGCATTACGCGAACAATCTCTTTGTCGCTGCCCAGCTCACTACCGAGATACTCTTGCACGCCAGTCCTTGCCACCTTGGCGTATGCCACAAGATAGCCATCTTTGGTGATGCGTGTTTTGCCGGTTGTTTTCAGGTCGTCAAAAAACATGATTATTAGTCCATCAATTCGCCAAGCAATTTCTTGCTGGCGGTTAAAATTTGCTCATCGTTGAAAACTTGCAGGTTTGCAATGACGGCAAGTGAGTCAGCGTTAATCTTGACGACTTCCGCCTTCTCGCGTTCGGTCTGCTCCCAGAGGCTTGCCCACTCGTAAACAATATCTGTGCCTGCCTCTGCGTTAATGAGGCGGTCAATCGTTTTAATGGCGGGGGCTATGCTGTTTTTTTGCAGCATCAGCACCGAATCATAATAATTTCTGATTTCGTGCTCACCAGTGGCTGACAACCCGCTGACTGGCATTCCGAGCAGCTTGCTGGCAGGGATTCCGGTGGCACCAGCGACGAGCTGAAAGCTGGCCATGAGGATTTCGCGTAAGCCTGAGAAGTTGATCTGCTTTTGTTCGTGCGACTCATCTGCATCCATGACGATGGCGTTCACGATGGACTTGCCACGCTGCGCCAACAACAGACGCTTCATTAGGTCGCTTTCGTCTTGGCTCAGTAGGTCGGGAATCTTGTAAACATCCAGCTTCGCCTCGTAGACCAGCTCTGCGATGTTGGCCGCCACGCTGTCGGCGTTGCGAAAGGTATCAAACGCGGCTGCAATTTCTGATTGCCCGAAAAAATTAACCGCGTCATAACGACCTTTGAAAATTGCCAAGCGCGATTGATGCACCAGCGTGCCATCGATGCGGAATTGTTGCGCGTCATCGCTCGTGGCCAGTCGGTTCTGTGCGCTCGCGTCAAGCGCGATTTGGTCTGCGCCAAAAACGTTCAGGAACTTAATTTGCTCATCCGGCTGAATTGGCGCTGATAGCGTCTCGCGGTCTGTGCCGATGAAGATGGCCGAGCCGCCAATGAGGCGCGAGAGCTTTAGCGCCTCAGCGACACGTTGCCGCAAGCTGATGCGCGTCTCGATGTCGAGGACTTTATACGTCTGCTCGGGCTGGCCTATCCATGTGCGCCACTTGCTGGTGGCATCATCGACAGGCAGGTCTACCGCATTACGGCAGACCCAAGAGGATTGGTAGGAGGCGCGAAGCTCATCGGCTCTTATGACGGACGGCAAATACTGGCCAGCGGCTGACTTGCTGGCGCTGGTGCCGAGATTTGAAAGGACGTTCGTAAGGCCGTCGCTAATCATGTGCAGTCCATCAATGGGAGGCCAACGTCATCACGACGTGGGTTTAGTTATGTTCGGTTATTTTTTGGCCGTTGTCTATAGGTTTTTGAGGCTGTAGCCGCTGCGCCTCATGATTGGCTCTAGCGCGTATCGCAGCGCGTCCATCGCGTGGTTGTGCGCATCTACCAATACAGGCAGCACGTCACCACTGAGCCGGTCAATCTTGTAGCTGTACAAGTCAAACTCGTGGGCTGTATTTTTGCAACGCGGGTGGATGATGATTTGCCGAAAAGACTTGATGAACTCCACTCCGTCCTCGACGCTGCCTTTGCCCTTGACGCACGCCTCGATGCGCTTGATACCGGCTCGCTTGACGTAGCTTATGCTCTCAGGGCGTGCGTTATCAGCACGTACCGCGTGGCGCTCTATGTCGGGTATCGCGGCAATCAATGCTGGCGCTGTATCGTCCAGCTCTAGCCGATGCTCGTATAACTCGTGTTCGATGTATAAGCAGTCGTCATACACCCACGCTTTGACGGCCGCCGTTGGGTCTTGGCTAAAGCCCCAGTCCACTCCGATATACGGGCCGTCCCACTCATCGCCTGCCGTGAACTCACGCAATGCGTAGCGCCCCGCAAAGACCTGAGCATGGCTCTGCTCATAAAAAGCGCCTTCCCAAAT